CCATAGTATTCACGCTGAATGAAGCTTGATTCTCTTGTTACACCCTTACTTGCACATTCATCATCAATAAATACGTCTGGATTCGGCATGTGTGGGTTGTTCCACATATTCCAGTGATACTGTTTGAATGTCTTGTCATTCCAAGCTTTTTCTGCCCAAGTGTGTGGAACTCTTGGTGGTGTACCAGTACAAACCAATACGGAATCTTCAAAGTCTGCCATACAAGGGCGCAATACTTCATCCATAAGGTAGTTCATGTTTACCTGATGTCCGATTTCATCTATGATTACTAATCTGTATTTGTAACCACGTGCTTTATCTGCTTCACCTTTGTTGTTGTTTCCACGGAATGTAATAGAAGAACCGTTGGTGAATACAACAGTTCCTTCTGCTTTACTTTGCTGCTTTACTCTTAGACCAACTTCTTCAATGCACTTCTGAACTTCATCCCACATCTGGTTAATTGCGTTGGTAAAGTTCAAGTTCATGTATAGACAAGGGCTGTTTGGTTTGATACAGGTCCAGACTAATCTTCTGGCGTTAGAATAGGTTTTACCGGCACGTCTACCACAAATTACAATCTGCTTTCTATACTGAACGTCATCCATCAAAAGGTCACGTTGTTCCTTGAACAGGCCTTTCAGTAATTTGTAATGTAAAAAGTCTACGTCCTTATTTCGTTCGTTTTCTGCTATCTTGTCCAATTCTTCGATAGCGTTTTCTTTTGCTATAAGATTGAATACAGTTTGTCCAATCTTTCCACCTGGGTCTTTCATAGCTTCATCCAAGGCTTTATCAAGGAACCTACTGTAGTATTCAGTTCCTGACTTATCTTGGGCTAATAAACTCTCTTTTAGGTGGTTATAAATTACGTCTTTCAGCAACACATTTGCTTTCTGTGCTGCTGCTTGTTTTGCTATTGCTTCTGGTGTTTTACTTGCTTTGGTTGCTTTACTTGTGTCTGCACCAGGTTTTCTTCCTCTTGGCACTTTTCTTTTCCCTCACATTTTGCGAGCTCTTCGTCAGTCCCACATGTATTATTAGTGAAGGAAATTGGATAAATCTTGCCTTTCTTGGCAGTCAATGGATAAACACCGTCTTCCCTTAATGGGAACAATTGGTCATTTATGTAAGGCATAATTAACACATTGAACTCAGACTGAACCATTGCTACTGGAAAGTAATCTGGACGTTTCATTGCAAACAAGTCTAATGTCTTATCAATAAAGTTCGGGTCATCTAACCAGAAGTCAACAAGCTTAGGGTGCTTTTTTATTTTATTCCACATACCATTGATTACTACTGGTAGTGTTTTGTCGTCTGACAAAATGTAGGCTGAAATAACAACTGAACCTAAAAGGTTGTTATACATGTCTGGTTGGAACATTAACGTGTTCTTGGCGATTTCTTTTTTCATTGAATGTAAGCTGCTCATTATTTATTTATTCTCCTCTTTATTTTCTCTATGTTATCTGGGTGTGCTACGTAGCACATAAATGCTTCGTATGTAGGGTCTGCTGCGTCGTGTGTTTCCCAATAAGCACAAAACCCTTTCATTATCTTTCGATATCTGTTATGTCTTCCACTGAATCTAATGTATGGGTTTCCTAGCTTTACTATTTCAATTAGGCTTTCCCATAGTCCTTTCATGTTTATTAATCTGTTCTTTTCGAAGGCAAAGTAAACAAAGTTATTATTGAATCTAGGTTGTACCATGTAGTAACAGTTGTTATCTATTGTCTTGAAGCACAAATCCCCTGGACTAGCAAAGGTTCCATTTACTTCCCACAAGTCATCTACGTCTGCTACTTTCATATACTTTTTGAACGCGGCGTTAAGTTCAATTGGTCTAATTCTTTTTATATATTTCATTATTTACCTTCTTCTTTGGCATACTGGAAATCCTGCCAAGCCTCCCAACTTATTGTTCTTTCTTCTTTCTGTAACTTTCTATCCCAGATAACGCCTATCACTGGGAAGTAGCAGAAGCTGGAAAGCTTTTTGGGGTTTTCACCTTCCATTATCATCTGCATACACTTGATTGTTGCGTCCGTTATCTTACCTTCAAAGTCAGGGCAGATAATGCCCTTTAACTTTGATTTGGCAATGTTACTGCAACAGTCATTTACCATGTACCACATCAACTCCCAGCTTCTGTCACTTGAAGTTTCTCTGTATTTTTTTAGTTCAATCTGAAACTGTTGTTCACATTCCTTAGGTATCATTAATCTGCCTCCACGGTAATGTCGTTCAACATCTGGTTGATTGAAGGTCTTTCTGGTTTATAGGCACTAAGGATTGCTGTTGTTCCGTCGTTGAACCTTACTGTTATTTTCAGGTCTGGGTTCTTGTTACATTCTTGTATGAACTTTTCTAGCATAGACCAGTTGCTTTTACTACTTAGTAATTTTTCTTTTTCATTAGCTTCAAATACTTTTTCCCTATAAGTTTTACGAGCTTCAATTAAGGCTCTGAATACCATCCCCCAATAACTGGGCTTATTTTTAGTCTTCAATTATGTTTACCCCCAAATATCTAAGAATTAACTGATAGTCAAACGCACAACCCCACTTAGCAGAAGCCCAAGCATCTGCGTGTCTGACTGTTGATTTCTTGATTGATGTGTAAATGTGTGGTGCCTGGATTGTCTTTTTTACTTTCTTCCAAGCATTTTCTAATGCGGTTTCTCCAAATTGCCATGCCATTGTTACTCTTTCTCCTTTCTTAGTTGATTGAAGCAGTGAAGGGCATCTGCCCATTCCCAAAAGAATTGGGAAAAAATCATTGTTTCGTCATCTGCTTCGTATTCCACGACTGCCCAGTTATTCAAAGGTAGCTCGTAGATGTAAATGTATTTGTCATTGATATGAACGAACTTGACTGTTTTGTAATCTATTCCTAGGTTAATAAGAATCTCCCATAGAAAGCGACCCAGTCTTCCTTTCTGATTTTGTTTCTGTTTTCTGGTTTGATTTGCTCTAAAGCACTTATACATTTGTGGCACATTTTACAGACCAGAAAGAACTTGTCTGGGTTCAAGTCCTTGTAGTGTTCTTCGTCTGCGTGGTGGCAATCAAGAATCTTGGTCTTTTTGCCACAACACTCACAGTATGTTCCACGTTCTTCAATCAATCTTTTTCTAAAAGCTTTCCATTCCTTCGAACGCCGGAACTGGTTCTTTTCTTCATTGCCTTTCATTAGTATTTGATGTACCTTCTATAAGAAATTGCCTGCTTAGCCTTTCTTGAATTGGAAAGATAAGACGGGTCAAACAGTGGTTCATCAGTTAAGATTGTTTGTCTTGTTTCAACAGTGAAATGACTTCCACCAGTAGGACATTTCCATTCAACAATCCATTCACCCTCTTCTGGTAAATCATCCAGTTTGTTCAATGGAACCTTTTCTACATCCTTGTAGTATTTTTCTTCACCACGACACATAGTTGCGTATTTGTGTGGTTTTGCTACGTAACAATCATTATCAATAAAGCCGTTGTTCCAACCTGCTATAACGTCCATCACAAGGTAATAAAGGTCTTCCCTTACTACTGAATCAACGTTGATGTAGGCTATACACAGTGCATAACAAGCGTTATGCCAAAAGTTTTCCAACTGTGCCTGTACATTCTTTTTCATTATTCATCACTCCCATATGCCCTTACAAAATCCAAAAAGTTGGAAATCGTTGAATTGGGGTATTTCAAGTTCTTTGTCCAATTCCAATAAAGTGGTTGTTTTCCTTTACCACCTGCAACCAAATGTGCCTTCTTTATTTTCTTCATAAAGGCTTCTGGAATACCGTGGTCAATAAACCACTTTTCATCTGCTACAACGCTCAACTTGTATGCTTCAACACATAGTTCACGTATCTTGTTGAAGTAGCCGTTGTATTCTTCATACTTTGCATTTGCCATCTTTATTTCCTCCAATTTAGAAATACCACCACATTCAACGCAAACCGCCCGTTCCTTATTTATTTCACAGATAGGAACTTCCAAAGAGAACGTCTTATTGCATTTCCTGCAGTAGTATTTAAGTTTCATATTCAGATATTAATTTAGTAGTGATTTTTCTTAGGCAATAAAAAACCCCACGAATCAACGACCCGTGGGGTAGGCAAAAAAATGTAAATAAAATGAAACTATTATGAAGCCTTGGTTTTAGCTTCTGTTACTTTATCAATTGCTTTCTTTATTCCAAGCAGTTCTTCTTTTGTCATTTCACCACGTGAAAAGCGTTCAAAGTCTTCTGGGCTTACAATGACTGCTTCTTTTGTATCTTCTTCTGGTTCTTCGTCTGTACCATAAAGTTCTTCACGAACATTTTCTGCCAGTTGGTTTATAGCATAGCTAATGCTTCTGATGTCTTCTTTCAGATACATAATGGCATATTCGTGTTCAATCTGTTTGCACTCCATTGATGCAATCACAGTAATAAGACCTGTTACCCAAACTTTCCACCAAATGTCCTTAGGACACCACATTGATACAATAAATAATACAATTGCAATGCCTCTGGTAATCAAAGCTGCTTTATTCCAAAAAAGTTCTTTCTTTTCTTTCATAATTATTTATTCTCCTTATTATTTAGTAGATGTTGTAAGCTTTTT